GGTAATTCGCGACCCCGATCTCCGGATAGCGACAGCAAATCGCAAACAGTCTTTTGATAGTAGGAACCAATGATTGCAAATAAACAACAACTCGCAAGCATTCTCGGAAAGTCGGAAGAATGGCTTACGCAGATGCAAAAAGACCAAACCTTTCCGGTGCTCGAGCGGGGCCGTGGTCGCGCTGGCAGTAAGTACGAGACGCAAGACGTGATTACTTGGATGCAGACTCGGCAGGTCGAAAACCTTATCGGCGACAAGATTGACATTGAGGAAGCGAAGCGGCGCAAGATGGCGGCAGAGGCGTCGCTTGCGGAAGTCGAGCTCGAAACGGTGCAGGGCAAACTCATCCCAGCAGATCAAATCGAGAAAGAATGGTCTGAGCTCATAATGAATTGTCGTGCCAAACTGTTAAGCATTCCGTCGAAAGTCTCTCCCGAAATCTTTGCGGCTGACGATCTGACCACCGTTAAGGTTTTACTTAAGCAAGCACTTCAAGAGGCACTCAATGAGTTATCAGTCGGCGGCTCGTCTTTTAGCGAAGATCCGGACGCTCTTTCTACCACCGCCGGACATTAAGGTTTCGGACTGGGCCGACGAAGAAAGGCGACTTTCTCCCGAAGCCTCTGCCGAGCCCGGTCAATGGCTGACGAGCAGGGCCGAGTATCAGCGGGGCATTATGGATGCGTTCTCGGACCCGAACATCGAGACCGTCGTCATCATGAGCTCGGCGCAGGTCGGCAAGACGGAGATCCTCAACAACGTGATCGGCTACCACGTCAGTCAAGACCCGTCTCCGATGCTGGTCGTGCAACCCACGCTTGATATGGCTCAGACGTGGAGTAAGGACCGGCTGGCTCCGATGTTGCGGGACACGCCGATTTTGCAGGGCTTAGTCAAAGACCCGAGGGCGAGAGACTCCGGCAACACGACGCTTCACAAGATCTTTCCCGGTGGTCACATTACTGCTTGCGGTGCAAACTCTCCGAGCTCGCTTGCGTCTCGACCGGTTCGGCTGGTGCTCTGCGATGAGGTTGACCGGTATCCCGTCTCTGCCGGCTCCGAGGGCGACCCAGTCAGTCTCGCTCGGAAAAGGGCAACAACCTTTTGGAACCGCAAGATCGGACTGTTTTCGACCCCGACGAACAAAAGCAACTCCCGCATCGAGACTGCTTACGAGGAATCCGACAAGCGGCTTTTCTATGTCCCGTGTGGCCATTGTGGACACAAGCAGGTCTTGAAGTGGGCGCAAGTGCGCTGGGAGCCCGACCGACCCGAGACTGCGGCTTATGCTTGCGAAGACTGCGGGACGCTTTGGTCAGATGCGGAGCGGGTGCGATCGATCCGGCAGGGCGAATGGGTTGCGACTTCAAGCTCTCGACGGGTTGCGGGTTTTCACCTATCCGCCCTTTATTCGCCGTGGACAAACTTAGAGGCCGGCGTGACCGAGTTTCTTGAGGCCAAAAAGCAACCGGCTACTCTGCGGGTTTGGGTAAACACCTATTTGGGAGAACCGTGGGAAGAAGCTGGGGAGGCGGTGGACGATTACGCCATTGCGGAGCACCGAGAGGACTGGGGCGAGATGGTCCCGAAGGAAGTCTTGATGCTGACCGCAGGGGTTGACGTGCAAGACGACAGGCTTGAGGTTGAGATCGTCGGCTGGGGCCGAGACGAAGAAAGCTGGTCGATTGACTACCGCACCATTTATGGCGACCCGAGCTCTCCGGCGGTTTGGTCTGATTTGGACTCAATTCTTGCTCAACGGTTTGAGCGCGAAGACGAGCGAGAGCTTACCGTTCGTGCGGCTTGCATTGACTCGGGCGGTCACCATACGAGCTCGGTCTACAACTATGTCCGGCCTCGGGAGGGCAAACGATTTTTTGCTATTAAGGGCGTCGGCGGCGAGGGCAAGCCTTTGGTCGGCAAACCCACCCGCAACAATATCGGGAAGATCAGACTCTTTCCGGTTGGCGTGGACTCGGCGAAGGATTTGCTTTTCTCTCGGATGCGGATTAAGGAGATCGGTCCCGGCTATATGCATTTCCCACTATCTCGAAGCGACGAATACTTTCGGCAACTGACCGCAGAGAAACTCGTGACGAGATATCACAAAGGCTTTTCTCGGCGCGAATGGGTGAAGATTCGACCTCGAAATGAGGCTCTCGACGTGCGGGTTTATGCGATGGCGGCTCTCGGAATACTCAACTTGAACCTAAACACGCTCGCTAATCGAGAGTTTATGGCCCGAGAAAACCCACCCGAAAAGCCGGAACCTATGCCGACCGCAAGAAATTCACGCCGTTTGCCGCAAAAAAATAGTAGTTTTGTCAACGGTTGGCGTTAAAATGATGGAACTCATGAGGGCAGAATGGCGAATTTATTTGATCCCGCACAATCTCCGACAGTAGAACCCGAGAAAGTCGTCGTCGGCGACTTCATTCAATGGCGTCGAACCGACCTCGGCTCGGACTATCCGAACACCGAATACACGATGACCTACGTCGCTCGGATTACCGCTGGCGGCGCGTCTGAGATCCAAATCACCGGTACGGCATACGAAGGCGGGTATCTGTTCACCGTTCCGTCTGCGACCTCCACCAACTTCACCGCAGGTTTCTACCACTACCAACTTGAGGCGATCCGTAACTCCGACTCGAATCGGATTGTGCTCGAAACTGGTTTCTTCACGGCGGTTGTTGATCTCGACGTTAACGGCTCGGACCCTCGGACTCATGCCGAGATCATGCTGGCAAAGATTAAGAGTCTGCTCGAGGGTAAGGCCGACGCCGACGTGGCGAACTATTCCATTGCGGGGCGGTCACTCACAAAGCTCTCGTTTGATGAGCTCATTAAGGCTCGCGACTACTATCAAGAAGAATACAATAAGGAGGTCCGAGCGCAGAGAATCGCAAAGGGGCAACCTACCGGCGCAACTGTAAAGGTTAGATTTCTATGAAATTTTCCGACCGGCTGAAACGGTTTTTTCAAACTAAGAAGCGGGTCGCCAAGCGCGAGTATGCGGGAGCGGCAAACGGGCGACTCTTTGCTGACTTTCTGACAAGCACTCGGTCACCCGACTCTGAGATCCGATACGCTCTCAAAGTCTTGCGGAACCGATGCCGAGATCTCTCAAGAAATAACGAATACGCTCGACGCTACCTCAATTTGCTGAAGACCAACGTGATCGGCGAAAAAGGCATAAATCTGCAAGTCAAAGCGAAAAACGAAGACGGCAGTTTTGACCGTATTGGTAACACTATCGTCGAAAATGCGTGGTCTAAATGGTCTCGGCTGGGCAATTGTACCGTCGATAAGAAGATGAATTTCGTTGACGCTCAAAACCTCTTTATCGAGAGTTTGGCGCGGGATGGTGAAGTCATCATCCGGATGGTCAATTACAACAACCCCGACAAATTTGCGATTGAGTTTATCGAGCCGGACCTACTTGACGACGAAAAGAACGACGTTCTCAAAGATGGCAAGCGCATTCGGATGGGCGTGGAGCTCGACGAGTATCGCGCCCCGTTAGCATATTGGATGCTGACCGAGCACCCCGGCGATATGGAATACTCTGCTCGCTACACTCGGACCCACATTCGGGTTCCGTCCGAAAAGATTCTCCACGTCTATATGCCGGACCGCGCTCAACAGACTCGGGGCGTCCCGTGGATGGCCTCTGCAATTCAGTCTCTAAAAATGCTCCACGGATACCGCGAGGCCGAGCTTGTCGCGGCCCGAACCGGTGCAAGTAAGATGGGCTTTTTCACGTCTCCGAGTGGCGACGGGTTCACCGCAGATGATACGGAAGAACAGTTTGTTCCGATTCTGAATGCCGAGCCCGGTACATTCCACCAACTCCCGCAGGGCGTGGATTTTAAAGCATTCGACCCGACTCACCCAACGACCGCATTCGGCGACTTTGAGCGAGCGATTCTGCGGGGCATTGCTTCCGGCCTCGGGGTTTCGTACTACGCGCTGGCGAACGATTTGACCGCAGTTTCTTATTCCAGCATTCGTGCGGGAGAGCTTGCGGATCGTGACTTTTACAAAACGCTTCAGCAAGTAACGATCCGGCACTTCGTCGAGCCGGTCTTTAGGGCGTGGCTTTTGCAAGCGATGACCGCCGGAACAGTCATTCTCCCCATTACCAAATACGGCAAGTTTGCCGACAACGCTCACTTCAGAGCTCGCGGTTTTGCGTGGGTCGATCCTCAAAGGGAGATCACCGCAAACGTGCTGGCCCTTAACAATGGCATTCTCAGTCTGCAAGACATTGCGAACAACTACGGACGCGACGTGGAGGAAACCTTCGAGCAGATCGCAATGGAGAAAGAGCTTGCGGGAAGCTACGGGATTGAAATGGCCTTCCAACCGTTTGGGCAGAAGCTACCGGTGCAACCGACTATTATTGGCGATCAAGAAGAAGATCCACCCGAGACTGAGGGCCGAATGGAGCAGACGATCAACATTCACCCAGTCTTACACGGTAACTTCGAGGTTAAGTCGGCTCCGATGGAACTGAACTTGAAGGTTCAGACTGAGGTCAAGAAAGAGACGAAGAAGATTAAACTCGTGCGGGACGCTAAAGGCGTCGTTACCGGAGCGGTGGAGGAATAATGGCAATCACAAGCGCAATTTGTAACAGTTATAAGCAGGAAATCTTAGAGGGCGTTCACGCCTCCACCGACACCTATAAGATTGCTCTGTTTGAATCCAATGCGAATCTTAGTGCGGCAACAACGGCCTACTCAACCTCGGGAGAGGTTTCGGGGACCGGCTACGTTGCCGGCGGCGAAACGCTGACCGGATTCTCTTCGGGTCTCTCCGGCTCGACCGCATTTTTGACGTTCACCGATCCTTCGTGGGCCGATTCCACGATCACCGCTCGCGGTTGCATGATCTACAACTCCAGCAAATCGAACAAAGCGGTTGCGGTCTTCAACTTCGGGCAAAACGTCTCTAGCGTAAACGGCACGTTCACGGTGGACTTTCCCGGAACTGGCGCGTCAAGTCTTATCCGGATCGCATGATTCTTTTTGACGACGGTTTCGGTCTTTTTGACGACGCCGCAGGGGATTTCGATGATGCCGGTGTAGTTAACTCGACCGCAGTCGTCACCGGCATCGAAGCAACCTCCGCGTTTCAAACCGTTACCGCAAGCGGCATTCAGTCACCCACCGCGATAGTATCGGGCATCGAGCTTACTTCAGCATTCGGAACGGTCTCGGGATTTGCGGGATCAAAAATTGAGCTTGCGGGATTGGAAGCCACCGCTAGCGTTTCGGAGGTTATTGCGCTGGGGACCGGATCGGGAATAGCTACGGTCGAAGGTGTAGCGTCTAACGCTACAACCGGAACAGTCACCGCAGTCGGTCAAGCGGTCAAGAAAGGGAGAAAGAGAAATGCTAAATTCCTTCCGTTCACGGCAAGACCCGTCACGATACAACGCGATGGTCGAGCGCAGATTGCAACGCAAACTCTCGAAAGCGGGTTTGCTGAACTCACCGCCGCAGGAGCCCACAACGCTCGCGCAAATGTCAGAGGCTTGCAACTCAAAACAGTATGTCGGATTCCGAGCGTTGATGCGATAATCAATCCATCTGACGACGAACTCATTTGGTTATTGGCGGCATAAATGGCAACTTACAAAGGCGAAGAAATTGACACACGACCGACGGCGGCAATGGCTGAGGAGGCGCAACGGGGACTTGACTGGCGTGCCGAGTTTGGGCGTGGTGGGACTGCGGTTGGTGTCGCTCGTGCGAACCAATTGCGTCGGCGCGAGGAACTTAGTGTCGATACCGTTCGACGTATGGCATCGTTCTTCGCGAGGCATGAAGTAGATGCAGAGGCAGAAGGCTTTCGCCCCGGCGAAGAGGGTTATCCATCTGCCGGACGTATTGCCCACGCTCTTTGGGGTGGGGACGCCGGCAAAAGCTGGGCAAATGAAAGGGTGAGCAGAATGGATACTATTGACAACCGAGCCGCACCGGATGCGCTATCAATTGGCGACTTTGTTCGCTGGGATTCTTCGGGCGGTCTCGCTCGGGGCCGGATTGAAAGAATCGTGCGGGATGGAGAAATCAACGTCCCCAACTCCGACTTTACGGTGACCGGCACTCCTGAAGATCCCGCCGCTCTGATCCGGATTTTCCGAGAGAATGAAGAAGGGTGGTCACCGACTTCGGTCCGAGTGGGTCACAAATTCTCAACCCTCACCAAAATCGACGCTCTGCGGGGCTACACCGAGAAGCGACCGTATCCAAACGAACACGCCGCACGTTTAAGTGATCCCGATGAATACGATAGTTTCCGCAGAGAAAACGACGCTGGTGGTGCGGGAATTGATTTTATTTACGGCATCAAAGAGGGCGAGAGCGAGCTTCAAGCGATCCGATTCGACAAAGAAATGTTTTCGGTGGCTCAAGCTCAAGAATGGCTTGCGGAAAACGACTTTTCTCCGATATTATTCGAGGAAGCTATCGAAGAACGGAACCAATCAATGCAAGCTATTGACAAGCGACATATAAAGAATATCGTCGAAACCGAGGACGAGGTCATTATTTCGTTTGCCAAAATGCACGACGAACCCACCGAGGAAGTCACCGAGGAAGTCGAAGGCGTGGCTGACTTGATTGAAAACGATATTTATGAGGGTTCTTTCTTTCCCGCAGAGAGGAAGGGCGAGAAACTCGTGCATCGTGCGGCTGATATGGAGGCCATTGTTGGCGAAGATCGCCGCGTGATGATGAGCGTATCTTCGGAAATGCCGGTCGAGAGACTCGGTGGAATGGAAATCTTAGATCATTCTGAGGGCTCGATTGACTTGAGTTTCTTAAACTCCGGTCGGGCTCCCCTGCTTTTAGACCACGATCCGACCCAGCAGATCGGCGTGGTGGAGAATGTAAGTCTCGATGGTGCGGCCCGTAAGTTACGGGCGAAGGTTCGCTTTGGAAAAGGTGAGCGGGCTAGCGAGGTTTATGATGACATTGTGGACGGTATTCGCGGCAACGTGAGCATCGGCTATTATGTCAAGAAAGTGTCGAAGATGGATGGCGGCTACCGCGCAACGTCTTGGCAACCTTTGGAGGTTTCAATCGTATCTATTCCCGCTGACTCGTCAGTCGGCGTGGGTCGGTCGGCTGAGGCTCCGCAACCCGTTCGTATCGAAACCATTTCTCAAAAAGGAACTAATATGTCTGAGCAAAACACGGGCGCGGTCACCGCAGAGGCCGCAGTCGCAAAGCGCAACGCTGAACTCAAGCAGATTTCAGAGCTTGCCGCACGTCACAACAAATCTAACCTCGTCGGCGACGCCATTGAGCGCGGCATGAGCTACCCCGAGTTTCAGGGCTACCTGCTCGAGCGTGGTCTTGACAAGCCTCTCCACGCTCCCGATGTTGATCTCAACAAGTCAGAGCGTCAAACCTACTCACTTCTTCGCGCAATTGACTCGGTCGCCAAACACGGTCGCGTTATGGGCTTCGAAGGCGAGGTTTCGTCTGAGATCGCTCGCAAATCCGGCAAAGAGGCTCGCGGCTTTTATGTCCCTCAAGCTCTGTTCAGCAAGCGCGACATTCTGACAACGTCACCCGCTAACGGCTCCAACATCATCGCCGAAGATTATATGGCTGGTGAGTTTGTGGATGCTCTTCGCGCTAACCTCGTGATGGGTACTCTCGGTGCTCGCATGATGACCGGCCTCAAAGGTGATGTGGCAATTCCCAAAATGGGAACCACCGCAACCGTCGCTTTTGTTGCTGAAAATAGTGCTCCCTCCGAGTCTGCCCAAACGTTCTCGCAGATCACGATGGTTCCCCGCACTCTCGCTTCGTTTGTTGACATTTCCCGCAAGCTGGCGATCCAGTCGGACCCGAGCGTTGAGCAGATTCTTCGCGAAGATATGCTCCAGTCGTTTGCTCGCAAGATCGACGAGGTTGCTATTGAGGGCGGCGGTGCTAACGAGCCGACTGGTATTCTCGGCACGAACGGCATTGGCTCGGTTGCTATCGGTTCCAACGGTGGCGCGGTAACCTACGCAAAGCTGGTGCAACTCGAGCGCGAGGTTGCTATCGACAACGCTCTTAATGGTCGCCTCGGTTTCTTGACGAATGCCAAAGTGGTTGCGGCGATGAGGTCTATCTCACGTCAAGCGTCCGGCGTCGAGGGCAACTTCATTCTGAACGACACCAACACTCTGCTCGGCTACAACGTCACGAGCACTAATTTGGTTCCTTCAGACCTCACCAAAGGCACAACGTCGAACACCTGCTCGGCAGTTATCTTCGGCAACTTCGCTGACGTGCTTATCGGTATGTGGAATAGTCCTGATGTTTTGGTCGATCCTTATACTGGGTCTAGTGCTGGAACTATCCGTATTTCGGTGTTCCAAGAAGTCGACGTTAAGCTCCGTCACGCTGAGTCGTTCTCGGCGATCAAAGACGTCACAACGGTCTAGTCTCCGTCACAGGGACGAGGGGGGTCGGCTCCAAAGGCTGACTCCCTTTTTTTATGCGATCTCTAAACAGTTACAAAGACATTCACAAAGGCGAGACGTGCGCCGTTCTCGGCGGTGCGGTAACTCTGCCGGCTGATCTGAGGGCGATACCGCAAGTCGATATTCTCATTGGGGTGAATCAACACGCGCTGATCCTCCCGCTCGACTATGTTTGCTTTCTCGACAGGCATATGTGGGACTATGTGGAGGGCTTTAGGGACATTCTGAAAGTCACGCCGCTCAACAAATTCGCAAGCCGAGACGACGTTATCCACGCGGGCGAAGCTCCTCCGATAGGCTTTTCGGGAGCTCTTGCGGTATGGGTGGCTGGGGTTATGGGGTTTGATCGGATTTATGTTTGCGGAATGGATCAATACGAGGATCGCGGTGACGGGCGAGAATATTGGTGGGAAGGACCGCAGACAAAACGGTCGGTCACACATACGACTGCGAGAGACAGTTTGCAAAGGTGGAAAGATTTCGTAAACAGTTTAGAATGTAAGGACCGAGTGCAATTCGTCTCGGGCCGACTTAAGGAGCAAATCAAATGAAGGTTGAAATCATTTCGGCGGTACATTGGGATGGTCACCACCGCGAGAGCGGCGACGTCATCGAAGTGAAAGAGTGGGACGCCAATTGGCTGATCTCCCGCAAGAAGGCGAAACCCTATGATGGGACCGCACCGATCATCAATCGAGTGGTCGCACTTGAGACGAGCGAGCAACCAAAGCTGACAAAGCGAACGTGGAAAAAGTCGTCTGTGTTCTAAGATCGGGAGGCGAGTATAAGCCCGAGCACGTCTACAAGCTCAAAAAGATGGTGGATGAGCACGTCGGCCTACCTTTTTACTGTTTGTCCGATCAACCGCTTGATTGTGCTTACCTGCCGATGGCCCAAAAATGGCCTAAGTGGTGGGCGAAAATGGAGCTCTTTAGGCTCCGGCCTCCGGTGCTTTACCTCGATCTCGACACGATTATTAGAGGGACTCCGACCTTTTTGGAAGAAATGCGGTCCAAAGATTTCGTTATCATGCGCGACGTTTATCGGGGCAAGCGGGATCACAAAGCGATGCAGTCGTCGATTATGTACTGGCAGATCGACATGACGTGGCTTTATGATCGCTATATGGATCAACCCGACTTTAAGGACGCCGGCGGCGATCAGTCTTACATTGAGCAGAATGTTCGTGCGGAATACTTTCAAGACTTCACAAACGAAGTGGTTTCCTATAAGGCCGACGTCTGCAAGCGCGGTCCTTTTCCTTCAGATAAGGTGGTGATTTTTCATGGACAACCTCGACCGTGGGAACAAGCAATTCTCCCTTATTAATAAATCGGGGTGGTGGGTTCCCGAGGCAGATGCGTGTTGCTTTCAGATCGTACAAAGGGAGGTCAATGATCTCCAGCAAATCCTACCGCTCTGCCGCGACTTTCGTCGGGTTGTTCAAGCTGGCGGCAACATCGGAATATGGCCCAAACGACTCGCTTACGACTTTGAAACAGTATCAACATTTGAACCAGATCCGGCGAATTATTGTGCGCTCGTGGAGAACACCAAAGAGATCGACAACATCGTCGCGACCAATGCGGCCCTCGGGGATTGTGCGACTCGTGCGGGAATCGACCATATTGACCCGCAGAATATTGGCGCGCATCAAATCAAAGAGGGCAACGACTTCGACGTGCTGACGGTGGACTCATTTGGCTGGGAGGACGTTGACCTGCTCCAATTGGACGTGGAGGGGTTCGAGCACTTCGCGATTTTGGGTGCGGCTGAGACCATCCAACGCTCGGGGCCGGTGATCGTTTTAGAGCTCAAAGGGCTGGGCAAAAGGTACGGCGTAGAAGACTCGGAAACGGTCGATTTTCTTGCCGGTTTGGGGTATAAGGTAACAAACAGAATACACCGCGACGTTATTTTTACGAGGGCATGATGGCAGTCGAAAGCGCAGACGATAGAGCGATTTTTGTTGGGATTGACGACTTCGGCACGAGTGCGACGTTTACCCATTCCGGTACACCGTCAACTGTTTCGGGCATTTTCGACAACGATTTCATTGAGGTTGATGCCGGCGGCGGGGTTCCATTTGCGATGCAACAACCGCGTTTTGTTTGCCGGACCTCTGACGTCTCCACCGCAGTCGAAGACGATACGCTTGTGATCTCCGCAGTCACCTACAAAATAAAGGTGCGGCAAGATGACGGGACCGGCATGACCACGCTTATTTTGGAGAAACAGTAGTGGCGCACGTTCGTAAACAGATTCGCGACAATGTGGTCACCACGCTGACCGGTCTGACGACCACTACCACCAACGTCTACCGCACCCGTATCTACCCGCTGGCGACCGGCAAATTGCCGGGGTTGGCTATCTACACCAACTCGGAGAGCTCGAGCTATGAGACGCTTACCATACCCCGTACACGCTCCCGAACTCTTGAACTTATGGTGGAGGGCTATGTTTCGGGGACGGCTAATTTGGACAATACTCTCGACCAAATTGCGGTCGAAGTGGAGGAAGCAATGGAGACCGACCCTACTCGAAACAATCTCGCGAAGGACACGCAACTTACCAGCACCGAGATCGAGCTTGTCGGCGAGGGTGAAAAGGTTGCTGGGGTGATCCGCATGACCTTTGAAATTATGTATTTCACGCTGGAAGATGATGCGGAAGTCGCCGTTTAGACTTAAAATAACAGTTATTTCTCACCACCAAAGGAGTATTTTTTATGGCAACGCATAAGGGTTCAGAGGGTACGGTAAAAAGCGGTGCAAACGCTATTGCCGAAATCCGCAGTTATACAATAACCGAGACCGCTGACGTTCTCGAAGACACGACGATGGGCGACACCTCCCGCACCTATCTCTCGTCGCTGAAGACCTTCACCGGTTCGATTGACTGTTTTTGGGATGAGACCGACACGAACGGACAACTTACGCTTGATCCCGGAAGCTCGGTCACGATCAACATTTACCCCGAGGGAAGCACCAGCGGAGACACCTATTACACCGGTACGGTTCTCATCACAGAGAAATCCATTACCGCAAGTTTCGACGGAATGGTCGAGGCGAGCTTCAGCTTTCAGGGAACCGGCGCACTTTCTGAGACGACGGTCTAATGAGTCTCGGAGCCAAAATCGCCGCTCGGCGGCAACACAAGCGGGTTTGCGTCATCGTTCCCGAGTGGGGCGAAGATGGACCGCTGGAACTGTTTGCGGGTGCTCTAACGTGCTACGACCTCGACCGAATTCAGAAAAAGCACAAAGATTTTCTGAGCTCACAGAGTATCGAGGGAATGGTGGATCTCATTATTCTTAAGGCCGAGAACGGAGACGGTGATCGGTTGTTCACGCTTGAGGACAAGCCTCATTTAATGCGGGAACCTTTGTCGGTGGTGACGAGGGTTGCGGCTGAAATGATGGGCTCGGTCACAAGCATTGAGGACCACGAAAAAAACTGAAAAGCGATTCGCTGAGGTTTAACCTCATCGCCTTAGCGGATCGCTTGCACAAGAGCATTTCGGAGATGGAGCAGATCACGCTCGATGAGTTTAATGAGTGGATGGCGTTTTTCAGACTGAGAGACAATGAACGAAACCCAAATCCGAATAAGCGCAATAGATAACACGAAGAAGGCTTTTGACTCAATTCGTGGAAATCTTGCGGGGCTTAAGGATCAAGTCTTTTCAGTTAAGGGGGCTATTGCTGGCCTCGTGAGCGGTGCGGTCGGAACCGGATTCTTACAAGCAAACCGTTCGTTTCAATCTCTACAAGCCTCACTAATTACCTTTACCGGTTCCGCAGAGGCGGCAAATGCTCAGTTTGCGGTACTGCAAGAATTTGCTAAGACAACCCCGTTTGGTCTTGAGGAGGTTGTCGGCGGTTTCAACAAGCTGGTTGCGCGGGGTATGCAACCCACCATTGAGTCGTTTCAAGCCTTTGGAAATATTGCGGCGGGAACCGGTAAATCGCTAGATCAGTTTATCGAGGCGGTCGCGGATGCGGTCACCGGTGAGTTTGAGCGACTAAAAGAGTTTGGCGTAAAGGCAAGCAAAGAAGGCGATAACGTCAAGTTTACGTTTGGCGGCATGACCACCGCAGTCGCAAACAATGCAACCGCGATTGAAGGCTACCTTCGGACATTGGGCGAGACTAAATTCGGCGGGGCGATTCTCCGACAAGCTGACACGCTCAACGGCGCGATCTCGAATCTCGGCGACTCATTCTTTCAACTAGCGACCGCGATTGGTGAGAGTGGCGTGAATAATGCACTCGTCGCCATCATCCGGAATATGTCCGAATTTGCCAACATTCTGACCGGTGCTTTTAAGCCGGAAAACGAAAAGCGGATCAACAAGCTCCAACTCGGCATTAATGAACTTAGCAACGCATTGGCAAAGATTGATGCGAGAGAATCAAAGGGACTCGGTGACATTGTTGACCGCAACCGAATCCAACAACAATTAGATATCCTAAAGGCAGAGCAAAAAGAGCTTAAAAAGTATGAGGCTTCGCTAAATACAGTCGCTCAAACGCGGGACAAAGTCACTAAGCCGCAAGAGGATGGTGGCAAGAAAAAGCTATTTCCCGACCTCATCCCGTTTATGGATGCGGCGAAGGAAAAAATACGAGAGCTCGACGAGGCTTTTGCATTAGAAAATCCTCCCGAGATTATTGGATTCTTCGACGCAATCAAAGAGCGGATTGACGACTTCGACTACGACAACATTAAAGGCGGCAAGACCGCACTTGAGCAATATGCACTTGCGGCTCGCAATCTTAGTAACCAATTGGATAATGTTGCGGTCCGAAGTTTGCAGGGCTTAGAGGACGCTCTTGCTGGGGTCTTTATGGGAACGGTTACGGTCAAAGATGCGTTTAGGTCGCTGGCGACCAGCATCATTTCGGACCTCATTCGGATCTATATTCAGAGGACCATCACCGGCCCGATTGCTGACGCTATTTTTGGACCTCTACAAACTGCGGGGGTTTCCGCTCGTGCGATGGGCGGTCCGGTCTCAGTCAACCGACCTTATATGGTTGGCGAGCGGGGGCCGGAGTTATTTGTGCCAAATTCAAGTGGCTCAATCGTCGCAAACAATAAACTTGAGGGTGGTGGAGGTGGTACTGTAGTGGTCAACCAAACGATCAACCTCTCTGCGGGAGTCTCGCAGACTGTACGGGCTGAAGTGATGAATATGATGCCAAAGATTTTGGACGCGACTAAGGGTGCGGTCGCAGATGCGAAGCGACGCGGTGGAACATTTGCGAAGGCGTTTGTGTGATTACTTATCCTCTCTCCCTCCCAACGACTGCCGGCATTGCAAAGGTGCGGCTCACCGCAAACGATATTGTGGGGATCTCGCAGTCACCTTTCACGGCGTCCCAGCAGGTCTATAAATATCCCGGACAATTTTGGGAAGCTGACGTTACTCTTCCAGCTATGAAAAGGGCCGACGCTGAGTATTGGGTCACTTTTCTGATGAAGCTAAACGGTCCGTTTGGCACGTTTCTTTTGGGCGATCCGCTCGGGGCTACCGCTCGAGGCGTGGCGACAGGCACTCCGCTGGTTAACGGTGGCTCGCAAGTCGGCAACGAGCTCGTCACGGACGGGTGGACGGTCTCGCAAACCGGCATTCTAAAGGCCGGCGATTACATTCAATTGGGCTCGGGTGCTACCGCTCATTTGTATAAAATTTTAGACGACGCAAACTCGGACGGTTCCGGCAATGCGACGTTTACCATTTGGCCTTCTTTGCGGAGCTCTCCGTCTGACAATGCGGCAATCACCGTTTCGGCGCCAAAGGGCAACTTCAGACTCACCACTCCGGCGGCGTGGGATATTGACGAAGCAAGCATATACGGAATGACCTTCGGGGCGCGGGAGGCTCTCTAATGTCTCGCTCGCTCCCTGCCGCACTCGCGACCGAGTTTGGCAAAGATCAACTAGAGCTTTTCTATGCGGTCGAGCTGGCCTTCAGTAGTGGCACGATTCGCTTTTGGACGGGATACGGCGAGATTGAGGCAGATGGTGAAACGTGGTCCGGTTCCGGTCTCGTCATGCAAATCTCAAGCTCAACGGAAAACACCGACCTTTCTGCAAACGGTTTAAGTCTGACTTTCTCTGGGCTGAACACTACGGTTGTCAGTTTTGTTTTAGGTGAGAACTACCGAGGCCGAATTGCGAAGGTTTATGTTGGCGCACTCGTGAGCAATGTCGCGACCGACCTCTATCAAGTTTGGTCCGGCAGAATGGACACAATGACCATTTCCGAGAACGGGCAGACCGCAACGGTTCAAATCACCATTGAAAACATTCTGATTGATCTCGAGCGACCACGTTTGCGACTCTATACGGACGAAGAACAAAAGACACGCTTTCCCAACGATCAATCTCTGAGTGGGGTTGCTGGCCTTCAAGACCGTCAAATTATTTGGGGCCGAGCCGGATAATGTCATTCTTCAAGAACCTATTCAAAGTCATCGTCATTGCGGCGGTGGTTGCAACCGGAACGTACTATTTGTTGCCGGCGGCAGTTCCCGCGGGGGTTTCGTTTGCGGCCTACGTTACGGCCTCTGCGGTTATTGCCGGCTCAACCTATGCGGTCTCTACACTTCTTGCGGGGACTCCCAAATCTTTCGATCTGTCTGCGCAAATCCGAGGACAACTCGTCACGACTCGGAGCCCCAACGACGCGACACGAATTGTCTACGGGAAGACCCGTCTCGGTGGACCCATTTTGTATGTGAGAACCTCCGGCGATAAGAATGAAACACTTCATATGGTTATCGGGATTGCGGGTCATTCATGCTGGCCTTCCGGCTACGATCTACAAACCATTTTCGTTGACGACGATCCCTTTACGGTGACGTGGAACGGTACGGTTGGGGAGATCAACTACAAAGGCTCGACGACTGCGATCACGCTTCAAAAGACATTCCCCGCAAGCCTTTTGGCTGGGTTGGATGCGTCATCCTATACTTTCTCGGGACTGCAAGCGGTGGTCGTCAAACTAATTTACGATCAAGACAAATTCCCGAACGGTCTCCCAAATCTTACGTTTGAGGTTTACGGCAAAGAGCTCGAAGATCCGCGCACCTCCACCACCGCATACTCGTCAAATGCCGCGCTAGCTATTCGTGATTATTTGCTCAATACAGATTACGGTATGGGCGTCACCGCAAACGAAATCGACGAGCAATCATTTGAGGATGCCGCAGACGTTTGCGACGAGCAAGTCAATACGAAGACTTATCCGGTTGCGAGCACTTTGGTTAATGTGCGGAACAAACTGCAACTTAATAACACCGATTTGGCTGGGCTAATGGGAACTATTGTCATCACCGGAACGCTTACCGGAACGGCGACCGGCTTATCGGCTGGGACGTATTACATACGAAACCCGAGATCGCTATACAAAGGCTCGGGGTTTGTGCTTCAAACCGGCCCGAATCCGTTCTCTTTTGAATGCGACATTTCCGCAACTGAAGACGGTGCTCTGATTGCTCTAACGGAAGGCACGACGACCGGATTGACGATTGAGGTTGTCACCTCGAGCGAGTCACGTTATACGCTAAACGGGGCGTTTCAGACCTCTGAGCAACCGCAAGAAATTCTCTCCAAAATGCTCACCACTTGCGGGGGCAAGCTGACTTATCAGGGCGGCAGATGGGTGATTAAGGTCGCCAAATATTACGCTCCGACGATCACTCTGACCGAGGCCGACGTGGTTGGAGAAATCTCGGTGCAAGCGTCCCAGTCACGCAGAGACATTTTTAATGCGGTCAAAGGGCTTTACTCGGAGCCGGCTGAGTCTTATCAACCCTACTCGTTTCCTTCCGTCACAAATGCGACCTACGAGGCCGAAGATGGCGAGCGCATTTGGAAAGACGTTCAGTTTCCGTTTACAACCTCATCGGCAACTTGCCAAAGGCTTTCCCGAATCGAGCTTGAAAAGGCGCGGCAACAAATCGCGGTCAATGTGTCGTGCAATATTCGAAACGCTTTTGCGCTGGCTCCCGGTGATACTGTTAACCTCACGTTTGAGCGGTACGGGTGGAGCTCTAAGGTCTTTGAGGTGCTTACGTGGGAGTTTAGTTTCGCAGATGGCGACAACGGCCTCACGCCTATCGTTAATCTAACTCTGCGGGAAACGGCCTCGGGCATCTACGATTGGTCTTTGGATGAGACGCAGATCGACCTCGCGCCAAATACGAATCTACCAAACCCGTTTGTTGTCAATCCTCCCGGCCTCGCGATCTCTGACACTCTCATTGTGAATGCCGAGCAAGTGGTCACGAAGCTGGTCGTTGAGGTGACGGGCGAAAACACCTTTCAAGACTTTTACGAGGTGCAAGCGAAGTTATCCACAGACACGCAATACATTAACCTCGGTGAGGCGACCGGAAACATATTTGAGCTCGTGGGTGCGCGGGATGGTCTCGTCTACAACGTAAGGGCGCGGTCTTACAACGCTATTGGGGTGCGCTCGGCCTTCGTGGAGGGCTCGCATCAAGTCGTGGGCAAAACCGCACCACCGCAAAACGTGACGGGTTTCGGGGTCAACGTGGTGGGGACGGAGGCGCATTTGTCGTGGGTTCCGGTGACCGATCTCGACCTCTCTCACTACCGTATCCGCCATTCAAGCCTCACCACCGGCGCGACTTACTCCAATGCGGTTGACATTGTGCAGAAGGTTCCGAGGCCGGCCCAGTCGGTCGTGGTTCCCGCAATGACCGGAACTTACTTCATTAAGGCGGTGGACAAGCTCGGCATTCAGTCAATCGCTTCCACGTCTTCGGTCGTGCTGATCGACACGATCCCGAACCTCAATCTCGTCGAGACGATTACAGAGAGCCCCACGTTTGCGGGAGCGAAAACAGAGTGCTTCGTGAACGACTCGGGTCTTTTGGTGCTGGATACCGCAAGCGATTTCGACGACATTTCCGGCCTTTTCGATGACGTGGACGGTGACTTTGACGGTGGCGGCGGTACTGTTTCGACCGAGGGCGAGTATATGTTTGCGAATTCGGTCAATTTGGGTGCGGTTTATACGAGTCGGGTGACTGCGGTTTTGGAGACGCAGAGGGTCGATTATGTGGACACCTTCGATAGTGCGGAAGGATTGTTTGATGATCGCGAAGGACTGTTTGACGGTGATGCCAACGAGCAGGGCGACGTGAATGTGGCTCTCTATGTCCGGCGTACAACCGACGACCCGACCGGCTCACCGACCTTTACGGATTGGCGCGAGTTTGTGGTGGGGGATTATCTCGGCTGGGGCTTAGAGTTTAAGGCGGTGCTCACGTCCAATGATGCCAACGCGAGCCCCGGCATACAGTTATTGCGGGTAACCGTGGATATGCCCGAGCGCAGTCTAAGCGACGAAGATTTGACCTCGGGAACAGACGCCGGAGGTTATGTCGTGGCGTTCTCTAACCCGTTCAAAGAGTCTCCCGCGCTGGGGATCACCGCACAAAATTTAGCATCGGGTGACTTTTACGAAATACTCTCAAAATCGGCTTCAGGCTTTACAATAAGGTTTAAGAATTCGGGCGGGACGGTCGTGAGCAGAACCTTTGACTGGGTGGCCCGAGGTTATGGCGAACTAATCACTTAGGGGTAAAAAATGGCTCAACACGACTATGTAATCGCGAATCAGGGTTTCCCTGCTTTCCGATCTGACCTTAACAACGCTCTTGCGGCGGTGGTCTCTAACAACTCGGGAGCAACCGAGCCGACCACAATGTTTGCTCATCAAATATGGGTGGATACTGCGGCAGACCCGAGCATTCTAAAAATCCGCAATGCTGACAATGATGCGTGGATCACGATTGGAACGATTAACCAAACCGCAGATACGTTCACGCTGACCTCTGCGGTCTCAGCAACAACCCTAAACACCTCTGGGCAAGTCGTGTTCAACGATGCGGGGGCCGATGTCGATTTTCGGGTAGAGGGTGATACAGACGCTAATCTATTGTTTGTGGATGCGAGTGCGGATAAGGTTGGTATTGGTACGAGTAGTCCTGCTGAGAAATTGTCTCTTAATGGCAATTTTGTTATGAATAACGGAGGTGGCGGTGGTGGCTCAGATATATTAACAATTACAAATGCGTCCGGCAGTCCGTTAATTAACGCAACAAGCAACGCTACTGCGCTAACATTTGGCACAGGCGGCTCAGAGCGTGTGCGTATCGACTCCAGCGGTAACTTGATTATTGGGAAAACTACTGCATCTATTGGAACTGTTGGTATTTATAACGGAGCAGATGGTTTAGTTCAAATAACAAGAGATGGCGCAGAACCGCTAATTGTAAATAGACTGACAAGTGATGGAACTTTAGTTTCTTTGAGACAGGCAGGCACAGAGGAAGGCTCCATCTCAGTATCAGGCACACTTGTTTCATACAACGGTGGTCACTTATCTCGCTGGGCGCAACTGACAACCCCCAAAGATCACACGCCTCTGTTCAAAGGCACGGTGATGTCAAACCTCGATGAGATGAATGTTTATATCGCACCGACAACCTACTGGACTGAAGAAGACGAGTTGCCAGTAGACGAGAAAGGCAACCCAACTGTTGCGGTCGGTGATGTAAAAGAAGAAACCTCTGTTAGCGACAATGAGCAGTTAAACAAAGTCAAAGTCTCGGATGTTGAGGGCGACCCCAATGTTGCTGGAATCTTTATTAACTGGACTTATGACGAGGCTCACGAGATTGACGAGATAAATCTTGGGATGACTGGCGATGCAATTATCCGCATTGCTGAAGGTATAACGGTTGCCCGTGGTGATCTGCTTATGAGTGCTGGTGACGGTACTGCCAAACCACAGGGCGATGACATTGTGCGGTCTAAAACGATTGCTAAAGTAACCTCAACTCATGTGACTTGCACCTATGAAGACGGTTCGTATTGTGTGCCCTGCGTACTAATGGCGTGTTAATGATGGAACTCTACATAGCCTTTGGCATTGCAGTCTCGGCTGGCGTTGCTGTGATGTGGAAATGATTCTGTTTTCTGCGGAACTCTGAGAACATATAGGTATGCAAGAAGTTACCCACAAGCAGATATACGACCGTCTCGTTGAGGTTGAAAAGAAGGTCGATGAATTGGACCGCAACACCGTGAAGGTGGTCGAAGCGTTCGATTCTGTAAAGGGTGCGTTTACTGTTTTGGGATGGATAGCCTCTGCCGCAAAACCTATTTTGTGGATTGTTGCGGGATGCACCGCTCTTTATGCCGTGTTTGAAAACTTTGTGCGGAAATGAAGCGTGGACCCAGTAACTATCTTTGCAACGGTTTCAACCTTATGGGCCGGAGTCCAAAAAGCCGTTCAGTTTGGACGGGAAGCGCAAGACATACTCGGGCAACTCTCGCAATGGGCGCAAGCGGTCGATGACCTCGATCAAGCGATCCACAAAGAGAACAAGAAGCCGAAGCTATTCCAAAAGTTAAAGCTGGGCAATGCGACCGCAGAGGCTTTCGACGAATACACCGCACGAGTCAAGCTAAGAGAATACGAGGCCGAAATCCGGCATATGTTTTTGTATGGCTCCCTTCAGCATTTGGGGATGGATGGCCTCCGAGAGTTTTACGAGATACGCCGCAAGATCCGTGAGAAATCTATCCGAGAGCGGCAAGAATTACAGCACCGCCGCAAAGAGCTCGTTGAGTACTTGATGACTGGGGGTTTGATCGTTCTCATTTTGGGTGCGGGTGGACTGCTTTTGTGGTTGATGATTTCTCTCTTAATAGGGGGCTGAAATGTTTCTTGCGGTCACGTTCATGTGCTTAGTCTCCGGCGATTGTCAATTCTTTCACGACCATTCTCTGACGACCCAACGAGAGTGCGAGCTCCGCAATGAAATGGTGGCAAAGCGGATGGAGGCCGACGATAATGTTAGTGCCTATAAGATGATTTGCATAAAAATACCGGAACCGATACATGCTCGACATTCTTTCTAAACTTGCTCCAACTGCGGCAACTCTGCTTACCGGTCCTCTCGGGGGAATGGCGGTCGATGCTATCGGGAAAGCTCTCGGTCTTGAGGGCGCAACGCAAGACAAGATCAAAGAGGTGATGAGCTCCGGCAACATGACTCCCGAGCAGGTCGCGGCGATCAAGAAGGCCGAGGCCGATCTGCAACTCAAGCTGAAAGAGCTCGACATCAAACTCGAGGAGGTGCAAGCCGCAGACCGCAACTCTGCTCGGCAGATGTTTAAGGAATCCGGTTCGTGGGTTCCGGCGGCATTGTCGGTCGTGACCATTGCGGGATTCTTTTTCTTGCTAATTGGTGCGGCGGGTAACTTTTTTGAGCTCACCGGTTCGGACGTGATGATGTTGTTGCTGGGCGTACTCGCTCGAGAAACCGCTTCCGTGTATCAGTTTTGGCTCGGGTCTTCGTCCGGCTCCCGCCAAAAGACAAACATGATGGACAAGAAATGAAACTCGCACCACACTTTTCACTCGCTGAAATGACTGCGTCCGAGACTGCGGCCCGCAATGGCTGGGACAACACGCCGAGCGAAGACGAGATTCGCAACCTTACTCGCACCGCACAACTGCTGGAAATGGTGCGGGATACCGTCGGCAAACCCGTACTCGTGAACTCTGCTTTCCGGTCTAAGCAGGTGAATGACGCCGTAGGCTCGTCAGATCGCTCTCAGCACCGCTTAGGATGTGCGGCTGATTTTCGCGTCCCACAGATGACTCCGAGGGAGGTTGTAGAGGCTTGTATCGCCGCAGAGCTACCCCTCGATCAAATCATCGTCGAATTTGATGCGTGGACCCATATTTCGGTCCCCAACGACCCCGCAACGGCTCCCCGCCGGCAAGCTCTCATTATTGATAGGAACGGCGCAAGACCGTTTGCTTAAGACTTAGGGAAATCCCCTAAAGATACTGTTTGACATTTGCAAACAGTCTGATTTATACTTTCTCCACGGTCGAGAATTTCTCCCAGACCGGTTAAAAGGAGATAGTCAAATGAGCAAGTACACAGTCTTTCAAATCAATCTTTCTGACGAGCAATACGAGAACAACGCAATTCGCGAACTGTATCTCGACACCATCATGTCACCCACGGACAACGCAATTGCCGCCGCTCGTGATCTTTATGAGGTGGTTGCAGATATTGAGGCCGACTCTTTAAGCGACGTCTTTGAGATTGGCAACATTGGTCCCGAGAATAAGATCACCCGCAAAGCTCCGATGCACTCGCTTTCGGTTGGCGACATTATTCTTTGCGAATCCGGCAAAGTAGTTTACGTCGCGCCTATCGGCTTTCAGCCCATCAATTTCTAAACAACGGGGCTCCGGCCCCTATCGGAGGATTTTATGTCACCACTTTTAAAAGAAGCACTCAAGCGCGAAAATGCATTTCGCGAGATCGAGTCGCGCAGAAACGACTTTACCGACGACGAGCTCAAGCTCAACTGGCTCGACGGTCTCGGGGTTTGCTTCGTGCTAATAGCTATTTTTGTTATGTTGAACTTTATTTAACGGAGGATACAAATGGACGGAATAGTCAAAATAGGCGGGAAGGATTATCAAACAGTCGCTTACCGCATCAAGCGCATGAGGGCCGATCATCCCGATTGGCAAATCCATACTGACCTTTTGGTACACGACGCTGATCGCGTGGTTTTTCGTGCGGAGGTTGCTGACGCCGCTGGGGTTACTCTCGCAATTGGTCACGCAGAGGAATTCAGAGCGCAGGGCCGGATCAACGCAACGAGCGCACTCGAGAATGCTGAGAGCTCCGCAATAGGCCGAGCATTGGCTCACGCCGGCTGGCTGGGGTCTGACATTGCAAGCGCAGACGAAATGCTTTCGCCTAAGATGCAAGCACCCAAACCGACTCCAAAGGCCGACAACCTTAAGGTCAAGTTTGATGAGGTTAAGACCGAGGACGAGCTCAAAAGCCTTTGGGAGTCGATCCCGAAGAATCTGCGGCTTGCGGTCACCGAATATAAGGACGCCGCGAAAGAGAGGGTGATGAAATGAATTGGTTCATAGGTTTCATGATTGGGATTTTCTTAACCGCCGGCTACCACCGCATTCAAGAAGGTCACGAAGCAAAACAAGCCAAACAGTTTATTGATTTCGAGGAAATGATTGCGGCCTACAACAAAGGCGCAAGCGACGTTCTCCGTCTTAATCCTATTGACCCTCGGCTCGAGTCAACGTGCGTTCAGTTATGGGGGATGAAGCAATGATTACCCTTTCTTTTGAGTGCAATACCGCAGATGACGCAAAGACCTACATAAACGCTCCCGAGGCCAAATGTGCCGCACAAGAATTTCGCGAGCGACTCCGGTCGAAGATCAAACACGGCGAGCATAGCCCCGAGGTGCTTGCGGAGCTCTTATCTGTGCAAGAACACTTTTATGACTCGGTGGGGGAGTACCTATGAACGAGATCGACTTAGACGCCTATACCAAAACCATACTCGACACGCATTGGAAGGAGCTCAACCAACGCGGCCTAATCAACCTCAAAAAAGGCTCGGAAAAAAAGGGGTGGAAGGGATTGAATAGGCTTGAAAAGCAAGAATTGTGGGTTTTTTCTAAGGTCAATCGAATCAGCAAAGATCGCTTTTTCGACATTGTTGGAGAGGTTGAAGACTACTTGCGGAGGAAAAACGCATGATTGATTGCAC